TTCTACTACGTTAAGTATTTTTGTGACTTAGAAACTGATTGGACTACAGAGGAAGCATTAAGGATAGCTAATCCAGGAATAGAAACTGGAGTAGTTAAATTAGACTATCTTAAAAGAGAACAAGAGAAAGCTATTAAGCTACCGAGCTATGAGAATACTTTTAGAATGTTACACCTTAACCAATGGATGTCATCAGCTAGTAAATGGCTTAGCGACCAGCAATGGATGGAGTGTAACAAAGCACCAATAAGGTTAGAGGATTACAAAGGAATGACTGCTTACGGTGGACTTGACTTAGCTAGTGTTCGAGATATTTCTGCTTTTGTTTTAATCATTCCAGAGGATGATAGGTTTACAGTTATACCATATTTCTTTGCTCCTAAAGAAAATGCTTTTATACGTTCAAGACGTGACCAAGTAGACTACATAGGTTGGGAGAAAGAAGGACTGATGGAACTAACAGAGGGCGATGTAACAGACTACAACTACATTAAGCGCAGAATAAAAGAAGTCGCTGAGATTGTAAACATAAAATCTATTGCCTACGATAGATGGAACTCAAGCCAATTAATAATAGATTTAGCTGAGGATGGTTTACCTTGTGAACCTTTCGGTCAAGGATTTGGTAGTTTATCAAGCCCCACAAAAGAACTAGAGAAAATCGTACTAGGCAAACAGATAAACCACGCTGGTAACAAAGTGTTGAGGTGGATGTGTTCTAACTTAGCTATGAAAACAGACCCAGCTGGTAATATTAAAATGGACAAGAGTAAATCAACTGAGAAGATTGATGGAATGGTTGCACTTGTTATGGCTCTAGGATGTTATATGAATGACGATTCTAGCGACTCATCTACCTATGATGATAGGGGTATTGTATGGATTTGACTTTTGCGATTTCTCTTATCTTTGTAATGTAATTACAATTTTATGGGACTATTTGACTTCTTGCGTTCTGAGAAGAGGGGCGATAATTTTTTAAAGGCAGTTTTCGGTGGCTATGGTGCAGCCAACAGAACAGCAGTAACTAGAGATACATCTTTAACATTCAGCGCAGTCTTTGCGTGTGTTAGAGTTATTAGTGAATCAATAGCAAGTCTACCCATAAAAGTTTACAGAGTCGAGGAGGATGACGATAAAATAACTGACGTCAGCCATCCAATCTACCGACTACTAGCTAGAAATCCTAATAGCTATATGACACCATACACATTCCTAGATACTCTTATGACTAACTTATTACTAGAGGGGAATGCGTATTTTTATATTGAGAGAGATGGCAACGCAAGACCAATCTCACTTATTCCTATCAATCCAGAAGATGTCAAAGTAATTAAGCACGATGGTCAAATATATTACGACATTAAAAACTATGAGATAGGAGTAATGAAAGAAGATATGCTACACTTCTTCAACTTATCTTTTAATGGTTGTGAGGGTGTTAGCGTATTGAAAGCACAGAACACAACAATCGCCACATCTATTGCTGCTAACGATACAGCCAATAGTTATCTAGGAAACTCTGCTCAAGTTGGTGGAGTTATTAAACATCCAGGAAAACTAAGTAAAGAAGCTGTAGCAAGACTTAAAAATAGTTGGAATCAAAATTACTCTGGTTCTTTTGTAGCTGGTAAGACTGCTATCTTAGAAGAAGGAATGACATTTGAGCAAACTAACATTGATGCTAACAAGTATCAACTTTTAGAAACTCGTAGATTCCAGATTGAAGAAGTGGCAAGAATATTTAAAGTACCATTATCTTTGATAGGTCACTTAGAGAAAGCTGCTAACTACTCAAGTATAGAAGCATTAAGTATTGACTTTGTAAGATTTACATTGATGCCTTATATGGTAATGGTAGAACAAGAGCTTAACAGAAAGTTATTTAGAGAAACAGAGTTTGGCTCGTTTACTATTAAGCTAGATGCTAATGCTTTACTAAGAGGAGATAGTTCATCTCGTGCAAGTTATTACAGAGAGATGGCTTCTATTGGTGCTTTGTCTATTAATGAGATAAGAAGAATGGAGGACTTGAATAGAGTAGGTCCAGAAGGAGACCAGTTATTTATGCCGTTGAATTTTGCTCCAGTTGGAGACGTAGAAGAGGAGGACAAAGAATAGATGCCGATACCTACTAAAAATATAGACGAGACTAACGAGGAGTTCATCGAAAGATGTATGGCTGATGATACTATGGTAGAGGAGTATGAAGATGACCAAAGGTTAGCAATCTGTTCTTTACAATTAGAAGAGGACAGAGCGTTAGAGGATATAAACACTAAGCCAACTCAAGAGATGGCTGACGAAGCTGCACAAGGCTTAGAATGGCGTGAGGAGTTTGGTAGAGGTGGAACAGAGGTAGGCGTTGCAAGAGCAAGAGATATTAAGAACAGAGTAAATCTTAGTATTAAAACCATAAAGAGAATGTTCTCTTATTTAAGTAGACACGAAGTAGACAAAGAAGGTCAAGGCTTTTATAAAGGTGACGAAGGTTATCCTAGTGCTGGTAGAATAGCTTGGGCGTTATGGGGTGGTGATGTTGGCTTTGCTTGGACTAAAAGAAAGATAGAAGAAATAGAAAAAGAAGAAAGAGAGCTAACTGGCAAAGCTAAGACAGCTCTAGAGAATAAAGTAAAAGACCATAACGAAGAAATAAAAGAACTAGATTTAGATTGGAATGCTAAAGTTACTCTCAACACTTTAGAGAAAGTATTTAATAGAGGCATAGGAGCTTATAAAACAAATCCTGGTTCAGTCAGACCAAGCGTATCTAGTCCAGAGCAATGGGCGATGGCAAGAGTAAATTCTTTTCTATATGCCTTAAAAAAAGGAAAGTATAGAGGTGGCAAACACGATACAGATTTATTACCGAGTGGACACCCAGTAAAAGAAGAAATGGAAGAAAAACATTTAGAAAATATGGAAAAAGAGATAAGAGGTAAAGTCGGTACAATGATTACTGACGGAATTGAACTACCTTTATTTGACACAATAGAAGAAGCTGAGGCTGAGGCTGAAAAACTTGGAGGTAGTGGACATCACGAGCATACAATGGATGGAGAGGTTTATTATATGCCGTTTGAAAATCACGAACAAGCTAAAGAAATTATTGGTAAAATGAATATGAATGACCACTATCCAGGACACGAGGAAGAAGAAAAATCTGAGATTAGAACTAATCCTAACGCTGAGGTAAGAACTTTTGACGTTCAAGACTTAGAGCTTAGAATGGATGGAGATAAGCCAACAGTTGTAGGTTATGGTGCTGTCTTTAACTCGGAGTCTAATGACTTAGGAGGATTTAGAGAGTATATTGCTCCAGGAGCTTTTGATGGTCGTTTAAAGGATGATGTAAGATTCTTAATTAATCACGATGGTATGCCACTAGCTAGAACGACTAACGGAACGCTAAGACTATCGGTTGATGAGAAAGGATTGAGATATGAGGCTGATATGCCTAACACATCAACAGCTAGAGATTTAATGGAGTTACTAAAAAATGGTACTATTAGTCAATCTAGCTTTGCGTTTACTGTTGAAGAAGATAGCTGGGAAGTAAAAGACGGAATGAATATAAGAACTATTGATAAAGTTGCACGTCTCTACGATACGAGTGTTGTGACGTTCCCAGCATATAATGCTGCTAGTAGTTCTGTCGCTTTACGTTCTATGAAAGAATGGCAAGAAAAAGAAGAAGCTAAAAAACTAGAAGAAAGTTTAGAGGCTGAAAAATTAGAGGGTATAAAAGAAGAAGAAGATTTGAAACAGCGCTCCCTCAATGAAATGCGTTTAAGAATCTTAAAAAATAAATATTAATATTAATTTTCTATAAAATGAAAAACTCAAAATCTTACAAAGAGGAAAGAGCTGAGGTTATCGAAAAGATGGAAGGACTTGTAGCATCTGCTGAAGGTCGTGACTTATCTTCTGATGAGCAAAGCAACTTTGACTCTTTAAATGATAAAGTAGAGGAGTTAAATAAGATGGCAGTTCGTGCTGAATCTTTTGAGAAACTTCAAGCTACTAAAGCTGTTAAAGAAGTAACAGAAAACACTCCTAGCGAAGTGAGAGACTATTCTTTCCAAGATGCTATGAATCAAGCTGCTACTGGTCGTTTAGAAGGTCTTGTAAAAGAGATGGACCAAGAGGCAAGAAACGAGGCTCGTTACACTGGTCAATCGTTTAAAGGTATTGCTATACCATCTACAATCCTAACTCGTGCTGCTGTAGCTACTGCTGCTGGTAACGCTACTGAGGTTATGGCTTGGACTGACCAATTAGAAGCAAACTTAGTTTTAGCTTCTGCTGGTGCTAATTTCTACTCTGGTGTAGACAATATGAAGTTCCCAGTATTTAGTGCTATCAACTCTGGCTTCGTTGCTGAGACTGGTGGTTCTGCTCCAGCTGCTAATGGTACTGCTTCTAGTGTAACATTATCTCCTAAGAAACTTATCTCTATTGTAAATGTATCTGCTGAGGCTATCGCTCAAAACGCTTCTATCGAGGCTGCATTGAGAAGAAATATGGCTCAGTCTGTTGCTGCTACTTTAGAAGCTGCTTTATTAGGAACTGGTGATGTATCTAACGCTCCTACTTCTATCTTCGCTGACGCTGCTGCTGGTTCTACTGCTGCATTTTCTGCTGCTAGTGCTATCGCTCTTGAGTCTGCTATCTTAGATGCTGGTGTACAATTAGAAGGTGCTAGAATGGCTTACTTAGTAGATACTAATGCTTATACTGCTGCTAAGTCTGCTGCTCAAGTTTCTAATGTTTCTCCATTATATGATAACAGAGACAAAACTATCAACGGATATTTCTCTTTCGTTTCTAGTAATGTTGGTAATGGTGGTGGTGCTACTAAAGACCACGCTTTATTTGGAGATTTCTCTAAAGTTCACATTGCTCAGTTCGGTGGCTTAGATGTTATATATGACATCTATACTAACGCTGGAACTGGTGAGCCAAGATATATCTTGACTTCATTAGTTGATGGTGATGCTGTACAAAATGATACTGCTTTTGCTTCTTTGATTGAAGCGTAATTTGTTTATTTTAACGGAGGGAGTGGAAACACTCTCTCCATTAATTTTTTTT